CCACGTGGTATGCATAGCCCGCATGCACATCAGCCTCATTCAGTTGTCAATGTGTTTTCAGGGCACTACGCTAGTTAATCCCCTACGTGTTAAGCATCCGCACCATGCAGGCCCTATTCCGTGATAGGTGGATATGGGATCCGCATCCCTGTAGTGGTGACTCCATCGCGTGCCGCGACGTGCGAAAAGGTACTGTGTGACTGTGTGGACGTCATCCCCTGTCCACGCTCCCATCTTACCATGGACGTATACCACTGTCCATATACAAAATGCACAAAGGTGATTGTGCAGAATAGCCAAAACGTTTGTTCGGATCCCGGCGCCAGGAACCCTCGAACACATGTTCGGTTGGTGGCTGCCATGCCGTACATACGTTCGATTAGGCGTCGCTAATCTCTCGAGATATGAGACCACAGCACAATGCACCAAACATATGTTCGATTATGCGCGGATCTGGCGTGATGGTATGGCATGGCTAACCACAGATAGGCGAGCCTAACCGCACCAATTACCCCTTTACCAGGTAGGCAGGTGGGCGGGTAGGGGTAGCAGGGACTAACTCCTATACGCGGGGTGACCCCCTCAACCCCAACAAAAACAAAAAAGCATACTTTGCCCCTTGACGGACTATAACCGCTGTCCTATAATGAACTCAAGGAGGTGTGATATGACAGCACAGGAGATTATTAAAGAGATAATGAAGCAGCAGGGATTATCCCAGTACGCTCTTTCGTCTATGGCGGTGATGAAGAGAACCACTTTGCAGACGGTATTACTGCCGGACAAGAACATCATGACTGATACAGTCTATAAGCTTGTAAAGGTTCTCAAGGGGGAACTGGTAATAGGCGGCATCGTGATGGGCGAGAAGGACGAGAAGGACATCGTCAGAGAACTGATGGGGGGCATGTCCATGTCGGCTTTGAGCCACAAGGCCGGGTATTCCAGCAGAGCGAGTGTAAGGATGCTGCTGACGAACAAGACTTCTATAAGGATGGACGCACTGGTGAGGCTGATAACAGCCCTGGGCGGCAAGGTCATCATCCGGTGTAACGGAGAAGAGTGGGAGGTGTCATGATCTACGGATACGCGAGAGTGAGTTCAAAGGGGCAGGAACTATACGGGAATGGTCTGGAAGTGCAGGAGAAGATCCTGCGAGACAACGGAGCGCAGATTATATACTCTGAAGCTTATACGGGTACTAAAACCCACAGACCTCAGTTAGATAGGCTGCTGAACGATTTGAAACCCGGTGATACATTAGTGGTTGCCAAGCTTGATAGAATCGCACGTTCAACGAAGGGCGGCATCGAGATCATCGATAAAGTCATTGAGAAAGGCTGCGCACTGAACATCGTGAACATGGGGAAGTTTGATTCGTCTCCTTCTGGGAAACTGATGCGAACCATCTTCCTGGCGTTTGCAGAGTTTGAGCGCGATATGATAGTCCAGAGAACCAGTGAGGGGAAGGACATAGCGAGGCAGCGAGAAGGATGGAGAGAGGGAAGGAAACCTTCTGAAGTCCCTTCCTGTTACAAGGAGAGAGTAAGAAGCGGCGACATGACCGTGAAAGAAGCATGTGAAGAGTTAGGCATATCAAGAGCAACGTGGTATCGCCATTAAGTGGTGATAAGTCCAATGGGACTCCTTCGGGAGTCCCTTTTTTATTTGGAGGGACGATGAAGAGATTATACGAAGAGATCAATAAAGCCATATCAAGAAACAAGATGGACATTTCAGCCTATGATGACTGTTTTGCCCTGTGCAGGGATGTGGAGAAGGAAGAATTTCAAATTGCACACAATTGGAATCATCATTTGCGAGACCAGGTCAACTGGATGATCCGTGAGTGTGTGGAAGAAGGTAGATACAACGAGGCAGAAAAATTCGCGGATCTGCAAAAAAGGTCTATCTTCTTTTCTGCTCCGTATTTCTTTGACGATTACTTACAAGGGGTGGAGTACGACCGTCCATTGGCGAAGAAGTTCTATCTCCCCAGAAGACATTACTTGAAGAGATATGTGGATGCATACCAGGAAGTGTTGGAAGGGAAACTGGATTTCCTGTCCATCAGCATGCCGAAGAGATCTGGAAAGAGTCAGCTTGGTATCAACTTCACCTGCATGTTATCGGGTAAGAACCCAGACAAAGCAACCTTGATGGAAGGTACTGGTGATGATCTTGTCAATTCCTTCTACAAAGGCTGTCTGGAATATCTCATAGTCCCATCTGAATACAACTTCTACGACATCTTCCCGCAGCGGAAGCTGGTACAGACGAACGCAGACACGAAGATATTCAACCTTGATAACAAATCACGGTTTCCTACAGTGATGTGCCGTTCTATTGATGCACGACAAGTAGGTTTGAGTGAGGCAACTAATCTGTTGTACCTGGACGACTTAGTTGAGGGGCGAGAGGAAGCCAAGAACCGCAAGAGACTGGATGAGAAGTGGGAAATCATCTCTGGTGACATCTTAGGTCGAGCAATCGAAGGTACTCCTGTTGTAGTGTGTGGGACAAGATATTCACTGTATGACCCGATGGGAAGATTGCAGGAGGAGATGAAGAAACAGGGGAAACGGATGATGGTACTGGAGACCCCTGCCCTTGATCCTGTCACAGATGAATCCAATTTTGAATACGAGAGGGATGGAAAGAAGGTCTTTACCACTCAATATTTCAGAGACCAGCGTACCATGCTGAGTGCCGAACAATGGGAGAGTGAGTTCCAGCAGCAGCCCTTTGAAGCGAAAGGGTTACTGTTCCCCAAGCACGAACTGAACTACTACTTTGAATTACCAGTGGATAAGGAACCGGATGCCATCGTGGCGGCCTGTGACACTGCGGAAAGTGGTGAGGATAGTTGTGCCATGCCTATCGGGTATGTCTATGGGGATGAGGTGTATATCGAAGATGTGTTGTTTGACGATTCCCCTGCAACGGTGACGAAACCGGAGTGTGCGCAGAAACTCATTGCAAACAAAGTCATTTCAGCAACGTTCGAATCCAACAACGCCGGGACATACTTCGCGAGGGATGTGCAGACCATCCTCACGGAAAGAGGGTATCAGTGCAACATAAGAACCAAGAGGAATCTGTCCAACAAGCAGACGAGGATGGAATTTGCTGCGCCCAACATCATCGCCAAGTTCTACTTCAAAGACCCTTCCACTTATGAACGTGGGTCACAATACGACATGTTCATGAGACAAGTGACTTCACACACAAGAGTGACCAAGAAGGGACACGATGATGCTCCCGACTCTTTAGCCCAGCTTGAGAACGAACTGAGGACATTCATCCGCAACCAGTATGAGATTATGCAGAGATTTGTATAATTATGCAGTATAATTGCATAATATGCAGAAATCATGTATAATTATACAGGGAAAGGAGGGCGAAACCTTTGCAGCTTAATGGTCGAAGAATGATTCTCACTGATGAGACAGAGGTGACAAGGGAGAATGTTGTACAGATTCTCAACGAAGCCCTCTTTTATCATGTGCAGAATCGGTCGGAAATTGATTACCTCTGGAAGTACTACAAGGGATGGCATCCTGTCCTCAACAGGACGAAGGAGTATCGACCGGAGATCAACAACAAGATCGTTGTGAACATTCCGTATGAAGTCGTCACTTTCGATACGGGATATCTGATGGGCGAACCCGTCCAGTACATCTCCAGGGGAAACGAGACCATCTCTGATGATATCGATCTGCTCAACAGATATATGTTGAGCGAGGAGATGTTCACAAAGGACAAGGAACTGGCTGACTGGTTCCACATCTGCGGCACATCTTACAAGATGGTTCTCCCGGACGATGAGATTGATTATTCCCCGTTTGAGATCGATATTCCGGATCCCCGTTCTACCTTCGTTGTGTATAACAACGGGTTTGGGAATAGGCCCATTCTGGGTGTGAGATATGTCACCGATTCCAAAGGGGTCATACATTACTCCTGTTACTCCAAGGACAGGTACTTTGAGATCACCAATCTCAACTCCGTCATCTACGAAGGTACTCATGATCTTGGTGATGTGCCTATCGTGGAATACCCATTGAACAAAGCCAGACTGGGTGCGTTCGAAGTCGTTCTTGATCTGTGCGATGCCATCGACACTGCCGATTCCAATAGATTGGATGGGGTGGAGCAGTTCGTCCAATCCCTCATGCTGTTCCACAACATGGACATCTCCAGTGATGATTTCTCCAAACTCAAAGAGTTGGGTGCGATCAAGTTCAAGGACATCGACCCGCAGATGAAAGCGTCTGTCCAGTATCTCACTTCGGAACTGAACCAGACGGAGACACAAACGTTAGTAGACCATATGTACCAGATGATCCTCACCATCTGCGGCATTCCCAATCGACAGGGTTCCGCTACCGGGGGAGACAATGGCCTCGCTGTAATTTACCGTGACGGCTGGTCTACAGCGGAAGTGAACGCCAAGAATGCAGAAGCTTCTTACAAGAGAAGCGAGAGAAGATTACTGAGAATCATCACTCGGATCTGCAATCGTCTGCGTCCGATGAATCTGATAGATGCGGACATCGACATCCACTTCACCAGAAGGAACTATGAGAACACGCTCACCAAGTCGCAGGTTCTCACCACCATGCTGTCGAATGAGAAGATTCATCCGAAGCTTGCGTTCACCCACAGTGGAATGTTCGTTGATCCAGACCTCGCATACAACATGAGCAAGGAGTACGCCGATGCCCACAAATCTGAGCCTGTCCAGGGAACAGATAGCGGAGATAGAAGCGATCCTCAAGAGGGGGTCGCGAGTGGAACTGCTGATAGAACAGGGACAGATAGTCATAGTCGAGATTAAGAGGAAGATGCGGAGGAAGGGATGAATGCTTATCAACTGAAGTTTGATGAGATTAATTCCCTCAAGTTCTCCAATATGTCCCGTGACGAGATAGAAGACGAGTTCATCGACTTCATGGCTGAAGGATACTACTTAGCCATCCACGACCTGGAGGACATGCTCCACAAAAAAGTGGAGGCTGAACTCGATGAGATAGAGGACATCCTGTGGTTAGAGATAGATGGGAAAAACTTCTCTGACCGCATCGATGACCATCTCGCCGCAGAAGACTATGGCGGTCTGATGACCCTTGCAGAATCAGAGTTCCATCGCGTCTACAATACCGGAATGTTCGATGCCGCCAAGCGAAGCGGTGCGACAGAGAAGATATGGCAGACGATGGAGGACAACCGAGTCAGAGTCACACATGAGTTCCTGCAATCTGTCGCAGTCCCACTGGATGAGATGTTCTACACATTAGACGGTGACAGCGCATATTATCCCGGAGGATTTGAGAAAGCAGAGAACAATGTGGCATGTCGATGCTGGCTTACATACAGGTGATTACACCTTCGGGTGAATACATGGCAGAGGGAACTGCCTTATCAAACGCAAGAGACAGGACAAGTCTTAAAAACGGAAATCGGAGCAGAGGGAACTGCTTTAACAAACGCAGGAGGGCAAATGAGTTACTTGAGTGATTTACTTGGTGATGCCTACCACGAAGGTATGACAGAGGAGGAGATTTCTACCGCCCTTGAGTCGGCACAGGTCGGCGCAGGGAACGAGATCACGAATCTCCGACAGGCACTGTCGAGGGCAAACAGCGAAGCCGCCGACTACAAGAAGCAGTTACGTTCGCGCCAGACAGCAGAGGAAGCTGCCGCCGCTGAACAGAAGACTCTCATGGAGCAGATGGCACAGGAGAACAAGGATCTTAAAAGGTCTATCGCCATCTCGGAGAAGACCACACAGCTGCTCGGTATCGGCTATGGAGCGGAACTCGCATCCGCAACAGCACTGGCAATGATCGATGGTGACCTTGATACCGTCATCAAGAATCAGTCAACGTTCCTTGAGGCCCAGAAGCAGAACATCCTCGCCGAACGCATGAAGAACACTCCCAGACCCGCGAGTGGTTCCGAAGGTGGGGCAGGGCACTATCAGCAGCTTATCGAAGACGCAAAGGGTCGCGGTGATTTCTCGGCAGTAGCCTACTACACCCGCCTTGCGCAGAGTGAAAATTAAGGAGGCCACACATGGCAGTAGCAACTTCTTTTGCTGTACTGAACTAC